ACGCATGTATAGAATTATGCTAGGTGAAGAAGATATACCTACTAGCACCAGACGTAATAGCATAATGAAAGGTAAAACCTATAGTGATAAGGTTTTATCGTTTGCTATTAATAAAGTTAATAAAGATAAAAAAAGATAATTATGGCTAAAGAAAAAACAATGGCTTATATGGTAGATCCTACTATGTCGGCCGCAGGTATACAAGCTCAAGCAGCACCTATTAATCAGCCTCAAGCTTTTAGCTATGATGTTCCTATGCAAGCAAACATGATGGGTAACGGTAGACCTGTATTTAATCAGCAATCGCAAGGTATGGCTCAAACAGCTTTTGGAACACCAGCTATGAGACAAGCTTCTGTTGGAGCAGCGTTTCAATCTAACGCTTTTTACGCTGCGCTTAATGATGCTAAAGAAAAAGGCGCCAGCACTTTTGAAGTTGGTGGTAAAAAATTTGATGTAAAATAAAAACTATGGATCATAAAATAGAAAAATTAATTAGAAAACCTGTTCTTGAAGGACAAGTAGGTGAATCGCATGTTTGGGACGGTCCATTAGACACTAGTGGTTTTCCAATGGGAGATGGTAGTAGCTCTGGTATAACTGGGTACAAACTTAAAATGGCGAAATGTAAATACACACCCGGACCTATAACTAAAACAGCTCAAGGTGCCTGAAGTAAATAAAAAAACCTTAAAGTGTAATAAACCTAGAAAAACACCAGGGCACAAGAGTAAATCACATATTGTTAAAGCTTGTGAAAATGGTAAAGAAAAAATTATTAGGTTTGGTCAACAAGGCGTAAGCACTGCCGGTAAGAAGCAAGATAAAAAATCAAAAGCAAGGAGAGCTAGCTTTAAAGCTCGCCACGCAAAAAATATTAAAAAAGGTAAAATGTCTGCCGCTTACTGGGCTGACAAAGTAAAATGGTAATTATGGGAAAAGGACACTTTGGCCACTACAGTGGTAACGCAAGACACTCACATACGCCTGTAACAAAAAAGAATTACAGAGCTTCAGTTGCAGATGATGCTGCGCATATTCATTATTTAAAAGAAGATATTAACTATGACGCTAAGCATGGTCATAGCGATGAGAATATGACTGCAGATGAAAAGCATATATCTAAGCTAGCAGGTGACATGAAGTACGATAAAAAACATCACTCACCGCTAAATGACAATCATGGAAAAATTGACCCTAAAACTGGTAAAAAAATAACATACAGGCTAAAAGGTACTAGTCACATGTATGACGATGAAGGATTTTTAAAGCCTGAATTTGGGGGTGAAAGTAATCAAAACTATACACCTGAAAAAATGTATACTCGTGATCTTGGTATAGATCAAGGTACTTATGGTACGGCTGATTATATTCCAGGTAGAAAATATTCTCAAGAAGGAAGAGAAATAGGTTCAATAGGTGATAGAATTAAACAAAAACCTGGATATAGATACCAATTTACATCGGTTTCAGGAGATACAGACGTTGATCCTAATAATCCATTTATTAGACAAGATTTTAACGAGCAAGGTGATTTAGTTGAAAATGCAGAAGTGTTAGGCGAAGAACGAGCTTCAGGTTTGATTGGTAGATCTTTTTCACAGCAAGATGTTGAAGAAATGAAAGGTAGATATAATAGATATATGGCTCCTAAAAGAAAAGCTGAAGAATATTTTAAATCAAAAAAGTCTTAAATGAAATCAAAAGGTTTAGGTGACGACATAGCTAAGTTTACTAAAGCTACTGGTATTAAAAATATAGTAGATAGAGTATCTGAAGGTCTAAACATAAACTGTGGCTGTAATAACAGACAAGAGTGGTTTAACGAAAAATTTCCATATAGACACTAATGGCATTTAAAATATCACCTCCGTTTCCAATAGACAACACTCCAGTATATCATGTTGATATGGAAGAGGGAGTGTTAGGTAAAGCTAATAACAATGGTACTATTATTATAAATGATAAAGTAGGACCAAATAAAATAGATGAAGTTATTGCTCACGAAAAAGTACACATTGCGCAAATGAAACGTGGTGATCTTGATTATGATGATAAAAACGTTTATTGGAAAGGTAAAGTAATACCAAGATCAAGTATAAAAGAAGGTGATAGCGCTTTGCCGTGGGAGGCAGAAGCTTATAAAAAATCCTAAAAAATAGATAAAACAAGTAATAATATTAGTATAACAATTTAATCTAATATTATGAAAAATTTATTTTTAGCACTATTATTTAATTTAATATCAGTTACATCTTTTAGCCAAGACAATTTTAAAGGTTGGTGGGAGTGTAAAGTTTCTGAATACATAACTATAATAAGCACTGGAGAATATGGTGTATTACAGGTTATGAACTATAACCCATTTAATAATAGTTATGTAGAAGAAAAAATAATAAAGAAAAACAAAAGTACTTTTATAACAACTTTGTTTAACCCTGAAAATGGTTATTTTGTTAAAATAAAGTATAAACTAAAAAATAAAGATAATTTAATTTGTAAATATAGTGGAGACTATAATAAAACATTACTTCTTACTAGATACAAATTTGATTTTTTAAATAATAAACTAAAAAAATAAAACAATGCCGTATTCACCAATGCACAAACATTGCACGCCTGTTAAAAATTTAAAAGGCAAAACAACCGGACTTATGATGGAAGGTTCTGTAGCTTACCAAGAAGAAACTAAAAAAGTAGAAGAAGCTAAAGCTAAAAAGCTAGATAAAAAACAAGAAATACAAGAGAAAAAAGATCTATTAACAGAAATGCCAGTTGATGACAAAGCATCGGCTATGGAAATGTCTCCATATAAAATGCATAATAAAGAGCATTTGCAGAAAGTAGGTAAAGATATGCCTGTACATATGGATCACGATGGTGTGCCAATGCATGGTCCATTACATGAAGGTCATGAAGATTCACCAGCTAAAAACGCAAACGAAGGTTATGGTTATGAAGTTCCAAAACCGTCGGTAGCTAAATTTACTGGTATGAGTGGAGGTTCAGCTTTACATAACACAGGAGCTAGACCAGCTACTGCTAAAGAGAAAGCAGAAATGCGTAAAAAGCCAGCTGGCGCTAACTTTTTTCCACCATCAAATCCTAAAGACAAAAGCTCATTTAAAAAACCTATATTAGATTCAAATTCTCCTGGTTATGATCAGGGTAGATTTTTGTACGATTCAGATAAAGATGGTGACACTGTATTTAGTGATTTAAATCAAGATGGAACAATGCTTGGGCGTGCTGTTAAAAAGTTATTTGGGTAAATGAAAAAACTTTTAAGTCTTTTAACTGGTGGGTTAATTAAAGACGTAGGTAATGTAATAGACAAGCTTACAACTACAGATGAAGAAAGGCTAGCCGCTAAACAAAAGATTCAAGAGTTATTGGAAAAAGCAGATCAAGACGCACAGACTCAAATTACTGAACGCTGGAAGCTTGATATGCAATCAGATTCATTTTTATCAAAGAACATCCGCCCGTTGGTGTTAATATACTTAACTGTTATATTTACGGCATTAGCATTTTTCGATGGTAACATTGGTGGGTTTAAAGTGGCTGAAGAGTATATCCCAATATTTCAGTCATTGTTAATTACAGTATACGGCGCTTATTTTGTAGGTCGTACTTGGGAAAAGTCAAAAAAAAGTAAACAAGAATAAAATTAAATTAAATGTCAAATAAAATTACAGCTGAAGAGCTTAAAACAATTAAAGATCAACAAACAGAGTTAGGTCAAGTAGTAAATCAAATAGGTCAATTAGAAGCAAACAAACACTCGCTGCTTCATAAAATTGCTGGAATCAATGAAGGTATTGAAGAAACTAAAAAGCAATTAGAGGAAAAATATGGATCTATTAATATTGATTTAGAAACAGGTACTTACACAGAAATCGAAGACGAATCGGACTTAAGTGTTGTTAAATCAGAGGACTAATGAGTACTGTTATAAGAAAAATTAGTATTGGTTCTGATTATAAGAATGATGCTATGCACTACGCGCTAGGTCAACAAGTTTATGGTGGTCATGAGATATCGCACATTCTGTTTGAAAATGAAGACGCTTCTTATAACATATTCATAAAGAAAAACAATGAGGTATTGCCATGGAAGAAATTTAATTCTAACATGGCTATATCTGTTGAATATGATTTAGAATATTAATGAAAAGCGTTTTTGATTTTATAGTTATACCAGATGGTAAAAGGTATAACAATGAAGTTGATATAAATGGCGATAAACTTATAGTTAACTCTAGTGTAGAAAACTTTAAGTTAATAAACAGAACAGCTATTGTGCTTACAGTACCAACAGCTTTTGATACGCCAATACAGGAGGGTGATAAAGTTATTATACACCATAATGTATTTAGAAGATATTATAACCATCAAGGTAAAGAAGTTGATAGTAGTAAAACTTTTAATGACAATAAATATCTTTGTCAATACGATCAAATATATCTTTATAAACGTATGGTAAAATGGTTGCCAGTTCGTAACCATTGTTTTATTATGCCTATAAAAAATAATGATACATGGTCTAAAGAACCAGAACAAAAAAACAAAGGTATAGTAAAAATAGGTAATAAAACACTAGAGTCACTTGGTATACATGAAGGTGATTTAGTTGGTTTTAAATCTAACAGGGAGTTTGAGTTTATTATAGATAAACAAAGACTATATTGTATGCAATCAAATGATATTTTAGTTAAATATGAGTTCAAAGGAAACGAGGAAGAATATAATCCAAGCTGGGCAGAAAGCAGTTAAAGAGTTAATTAAGGTTGCTGAAGAAAAGATAATCACCAACACAGAAGATGATGTTTCTGCAGATAGACTTAAAAACGCAGCCGCAACAAAAAAGCTTGCTATATTCGACGCATTTGAAATACTAGCTAGAATAGAAGAAGAAAAAACAATGCTTGAAGATAAAACTGGAGAAACTAAAGAAAAAAGTTTTAAAGGTTTTGCTGAAGGTAGATCAAGGTAATGTACGATCAGTCTTTAATAAAAACAATAAAAGACCACATTAAACCTAAGTTATTAAAAAGAAACAATAGGTATAAAAAGTGGGAGTATGGTTATGACATTGAAAACGACGTTGTAGTTATAAGTAAAGATGGTACTATAGGTGAAGTAGTTGAAATACAAAACCTTAAAATAGCTTTACCAGCTATTCCTGAAAACGTTTACGCTGTATCTAAAGAAAAAGAAGATCAGCGTTGGGTAAAAACAGAATACCCAAAAAAACTGTCTAAAATTAAAAGCGTATTTGACTGGGAAAGATATCCAGTTAACTTTAAGGAAGAATGGTATGATTACATTGATGAAGAGTTCAAAAGAAGAGAAGAAGGTTTTTGGTTTAAAAACAAAGGTTTATCTACTTATATTACTGGCTCTCATTACATGTTCTTGCAGTGGTCTAAAATTGACGTTGGCGCCGCAGATTATAGAGAATCAAATAGAATTTTCTTTATATTCTGGGAAGCCTGTAAAGCAGATCAAAGATGTTATGGAATGTGCTATCTTAAAAACAGACGCTCTGGTTTCTCCTTTATGGCATCGTCAGAACTTGTACATCAAGCAACAATATCTTCAGACTCAAGGTTTGGCATACTTTCAAAATCAGGAGCTGATGCTAAAAAAATGTTTACTGACAAAGTCGTACCTATGTCTGTCAACTATCCGTTCTTTTTTAAACCAATACAAGACGGAATGGACAGGCCAAAAACAGAGCTCGCATACAGAGTACCAGCTTCTAAACTTACAAGGCGTAAACTTGATCAAGGTGAAACGCCTGAAGAAATTGAAGGTCTTGACACCACGATCGATTGGAAAAACACGGGTGACAACTCATATGACGGTGAAAAGCTTAAGCTTCTTGCCCATGATGAATCAGGTAAGTGGGAGCGTCCTGATAACATTTTAAACAACTGGCGTGTTACTAAAACAACAATGAGACTAGGTAGTAAAATTGTTGGTAAATGTATGATGGGTTCTACAAGTAACTCTTTAGACAAAGGTGGTGATAACTTTAAAAAATTATACTATGCATCGGATGTCACGCAAAGAAACCGCAATGGACAGACTAGCTCGGGACTATATAGTTTGTTCATACCTATGGAATGGAACTACGAAGGATTCATTGACTCTTATGGCGTACCTGTATTCGACTCACCAAAAGATGCGGTTAAAGATACACAAGGCGATTTAATTACCACAGGTGTTATAGAACATTGGGAAAATGAAGTTGATGGTCTTAGAAATGATCAGGACAGTTTAAATGAATATTATAGACAGTTTCCTCGTACAGAGAAACACGCCTTTAGAGACGAAGCAAAGTTATCTTTATTTAATCTAACTAAAATTTACGAGCAAATAGATTACAATGAAGATATTAAAAATAAAGTTTTAGTTACGCAAGGTAATTTTCAGTGGGCTGGTGGTGTAAAAGATACTACAGTTAATTTTTACCCTGAAAAAAATGGTAGATTTCTTGTGTCTTGGATTCCACCTAGAAATTTACAAAACCGTGT